ACAACAACAATTTCACGCATACCCAACAGACAGAAATGATTTTTTCTCAAATGTTGATAAGTCGGTATGGATCATAGCATTTGCTGTGTTTTTACTTGGCTTTTTCATGGGGAAAACCATGCAACCAGTGATCCTCAGGTACGCTTGAGTATCCGGTAAAGTTGCCTGTGTCTCCATAAATTGGAATGATCTTTCCTGTGATATCACGATTCATAACTTGAGTTGGATACATAGGTATGATGAACGCGTCGCGTGTATCCTCAATGAATCCGTGTGCTGTATCCACCTTAACTCTCCTACTTTTGTTTTTTGAAGTCACAATGTTACTTGGTTCAAAAAACAAAATAAAGAACGCACTAGTCAAAATAATGGTCAAAATTATTTTCCACATTTTGTTCTAAAATTAACGAATATTTAATTTAGGCTGAAGAGACTTCTGGTTCACCCTCATCCTTAGTGCTTCACGCCACTTGCGTCGCTCTTCAATCTCCGCCGCAACAATGGCATCAGCTTCCTTGACGAGGTCTTCCATCTGAGCATCTGGCTTTTCCTTCTTGAGCTTCTCAATAACATCAGCTGGGTGGCTCACTGGTGGCTCGTCTGGTCTGGTGTAAAACATAGAGTTCTCGTCACCTGGCTTGACATATGACTTAGCTTCCATCATATCACGCTTACGATCGTTGAACATACGCGCAGCTTCAGCTTGATTTTCCTTGTAACCGCTCATGATCTCTTCCAACTTTTCGTTTTGATAGTGAACATCTTCAATCTTGAGGGGATCTGGTGGAATGAGGAGCCACTTGTACATGTCAACAACATAGATGTCAAAGGTGCTATCTTCCTTTTGGAGACGCTTCGCATGCGCCGCAGCCTCGTCGCGGGAGGCAAAGGTGCCACGAATCTTGATACCAAACTTATCATTCTTCTGTGGAGCCTCTGGTCCGACAACAGAGAGGCACGCATACAATTGACCCGGAACGGTAGTGTAATCTTGCTCAAGAGACATGTTTATATCTTACACAATACTTAAAACTTTAAGCTACTTGTATTGTAAATGAGGACATTTTGGGATAAACAACCTGTGCCTCAAGAGGGTGCTGTATATGAAAGTGGCAAGGAAATTGAAAAGGAGAAGAATATTGTAAATGAACCAATCAAACTTCCCGATGGTTTTTCATGGGATAAACCCAAACTTGAAGAAGCACACAAACTTCTGAATACTCATTATGTCTGTGATGAAACTTTTAGATTGACATACTCCCTTGAAACCCTCAAATGGGCAGCTGAATTGCGTGGATACGAAAATAGAGGTATCCGCCACAATGATACGGGTGAACTCATTGGATACATTTCAAGTGTTCCAACAAAAGTGAGAGTGTGTGAGGATGTTCTCAATATGGTTCAAATCAATTTTCTTTGTGTTCATCCCAACTATCGGGACAGGGGTTTTGCACCAGTGCTCATCAGCGAAATCAAAAGAATCGCTAATACAAAAGGTGTGTGGCAGGCAGTATACACAGCCGTGACAAAGATACCTGGTTCTATAGCAAAGAGTTCCTATTGGCATCGTTTCCTCAATGTCAAGAGGCTCGTCAAGACTGGCTTCTACCAAACAGATCGGTTGAGAGAGAAGTATTTTGAAGTTCGTGGAAACTCCCAATTTAGGAAAATGACACACGATGATGTACCAAAAGTCACCCGAATACTTGAAAAATACTTCAGTGACTTCAAAATGGCACCCCAAATTGACAGAGAGTGGGTTAAACATTGGATACTTCCAATTCATTCATATGTGAATGACGAGACAGACGATTTCATTTCGTTTTATGAAGTGCCATATGATCGCGTAGATGGACGAGACACAGTTAAACAAGTCTATGCGTTCTACATGGTTGGTAATGTGTACAACGACGCCTTTGTACTCGCGAGGAATCAAGGTTATGATGTGTTCAATACCCTTGATATTGGTCATAGGGGAGAAGACCTGGAAAAATTAAAGTTCCTCAAAGGTACTGGTCATGTATATTATTACCTATTCAATTGGCTTCCATCTTCACCATTTGGTTCTGAAGATATACAACTTAAGTTACCTTGAGGGTTGAGTCGTTCGTTGATAAGTTTTACATATTCTTCGTTGAGTTCAACCCCAATGAAAGGAAGACCCAAGTCTCTTGCTGCGACACATTCACTCCCAGATCCCGCGAATGGTACAAAAACAAAACCATTCTCTGGATCCTGTTTACACGATCTTAAAAGTTTATCACAGAGAGCTAACGGTTTTTGTGTTGGATGATTCACTCTTTCATTTTTACCAGCACCCCCGGCAAGAGCTGGATTTTTAATGACATCTCGCGGAAGGGCTCCACCTGGGTGAGCTGTATATGTTGTACTCTTTTCTCCATTTGAAAATCGCCCCTTTGTTGCCTTTCTCTGTTTACCGGCGGCACCCTTCACAAATCCATCCGTGTATGGTTCCCTAACATCATCTCGGTGAAAGATTTTGTCATCTTTCCATAAAACAATTATACTTTCATGTGATCTCTGCCAGAAGTTGAGAGAAGGTACATTTTTATTTGTATAATGCCAAACTAGCCAACGTCTGTTTATGTTATGTGGAATTCTCGCTAATATGAGTGCCAGTATTTCACTAAACCCGTAAATGAACATTGTACCATCTCGCCTCAATATGCGTAGACACCCCTCAATCCATTCATCACACCACTTAAGATATTCATCCATGGGTTGTTTATCGCTTCTGTTTCCAAAGTTCTTTCCTATATTATAGGGTGGATCGGCGATAACAATTTGGGCACTTTCGTCATTTAAGGTCCTAAGTGTATCTAAAACATCACCGTGAATCACTGTCATATTTCACAAGCGAATTAAAGTTTTAAGTCTTTTGGAATATATGTCGTGCATCAAAATTCACCTTGATTTTACACCGGATGAAGGTATTCAAGTGTCTCTAAAACTCGTATCAACTCTGGGTGACTTTCTTTCAAATATAAAAGAATTGAGAAGTTCCATAGAAAAAAATATAAAAGTTTTCCATAGTTTACTTTCTCAACCCATTACTGGAACTATATGGGAAGAACTTCTCGCCAAATCATTTACCGAAATAGGATACGAAACAACTTGGAAGCCTGATAATTCTCATAAAGTTGGTGAAGACATGAGAATTATTTCACTTGAAAATTCAAGAATATCATGCAAATCTGGTGTCATTACATATAACAGAACACATAAATTGGGGGAGTGTGTACAGTTTAGTTCTTCAAGAACTACAAGTTTTAAAACTCTGGAAGAAAAGTTGGATCATTTGAGTAAAAGACATTATGATTATCATTTCATGTTATCAAAAAGTGATAAATTTGATGGTACATATAAGCTACTTATGATTAAGGCTGATAAATGTAATGTTAGAGATCTTGAATGGGAATCAAATAAAAACGGGAAGCCTGATGACTATGTAACTAAAGTTGGTGGACCATTCAAGGCTACTATAACTGGATCTATGAGTGGACAATTATGGGTAACCTTACCCCTCACACGTGTAGAGTATATTTTTGACATTGAAGTTCCTAAGTAAAAGAAATGGGAACAAATATTCATAAGATGGATGTTTATTATAACATGTATCAGTCATACCCAGAAGATTTGGTTGCATTTGCCAATAGGGTCAACATTCGTTTACCAAGAATATTAAGTGTCGGTGGTCAAGCTCTCGCACTTCTTGCACAACCCGAGAATCGTGGTGGTCAACGATTCATTACACCACAAGAGACTATAGATTTTTTTGAAAAAACTGGCTTCGCGACGAGAGATAGTATTCAACCATTCAATAAACCATGTGGTAACAAGTTACAACTGATCGACGAAAAACCAGGTCTTTATTCACTCAAGTATCCATATGAACTCAAAGCAAATGACATCGCAAAACGCATAAATGTGGACAAACATGTGTTAAAAAATGGTACTAAGGATCAACAAATTTCAGAAGTAAAGAAGTATTGGCTTGAAAAGGTAAAACATAAACAAAGTGAGTGTGCATTGTTACTTGATTGCCTTCGTGTAAAATGGATGCCTGAAATATATGAGTGGTTCAAACGGGAAACTTCGGGTGTTAATTGGATTTACAAACATATATTAAATGTGCCATCTGATAGGTGGCAAATAGGACATCTTGATGCTTCAAAGGGAAATGATGCGGAGAACCTTTTCTATCAACCCCCGATTCAAGCCCGTTTTAGAGACAACTACATTTTCAACGAACATTTTGAACGCATCAAAGTTAAAGTGTAGGTGATTATATTTTGTAATGGAGTTAAATACAATTGAACTTGTAAATTGCCTTGATGGTATGAAACGCCTCCCAGAAAATTCAATTGATATGGTGTGTACAGATCCACCGTATTTTTTAGATGGTCTTGGAAATGATTGGAACAAGAACAAAATTGATAAAAAGGGGGCTTCGTCGGTAGTTGGAAATTTACCCAAAGGTATGAAATTTGATAGAAAACAATCAAAGAAATTCCATGATTTCTATCTGGAAGTTTCAAAAGAAATATTTAGAGTGTTAAAACCTGGGGGTGCATTTATATCTTTTAGTAGTCCAAGACTTTATCATTCCATGACCATGGCGATAGAGGAAAATGGATTTGAAATTAGAGATATGATGGCTTGGGTATATACACAATCTCAAGTCAAGGCGTTTTCACAGGATCATATAATTGAAAAGGACAAAACAAAGACCTGTGAAGAGAAAGATAAACTCAAGGAAATGTGTAAAGATTGGAGAACTCCACAGTTAAAACCGGCGATCGAACCAATGTGTCTGGCTGTTAAACCCATTGAGGGTCGGTATATAGATAACTTTGAGAAATACGGAACCGGTCTTCTGAATACATCCGATGAAACAAAAGTTGATGGTAAATTTCCTTCAAATGTCATGACAGTAGAAGAAGGGGTTTTAGATAGGGTTTTCTTGGTGAAAAAGCCAACAAAAACCGAAAAGGGTAATTTTAATACACATCTGTCTGTAAAGCCTGTAGAACTTGTTGAACACCTCATTCAATTATTTACAAAAAGAGGTGCGACCATTCTTGATCCTTTCATGGGAAGTGGTACAACTGCAATCGCAGCTGTGAAGTGTGATAGAAAATATATCGGTTTTGACATCAACCAAGAATATGTTGATATTTCAAATAAAAGACTCCTAAGTCTGTTAAAAGAATAGTTAATTTAATCAATATGGAAGAGATCCGCCGAAACCACAATAATGCCAAGAGGGAACTCATACAATGTGTGACGAGGGAGGGGCATCAAATCCTTGATGTGGGATGTGGCTTTGGCGGTGATCTTCAGAAATGGCATAAGTGTGGAGCAAATATGAGTATGTGTGATCCAGAGCCGTCAGCCCTTGTAGAGGCCAGAAGCCGTGCTAAGAATATGCATATGAGGGTAAACTTCTATGAGGGTGACATCCACAATTGTCCAAATAGAAAGTTTGATATTGTGTGTTACAACTTTTCACTTCACTACATTTTTGAAAGTCACGGAAAGTTTTTTAGTTCTCTGAGGGAGATTAAGAAGAGAATGAAACCTGGTGGAAGACTCATAGGTATTATACCAGATTCAGAGAAGATCATATTTAGGACACCTCTTAAGGATCATATGGGTAACTTTTTCCTTACAAGGAATCATGGGAATGGTGGCTACGGTGAAAAATTGTTTGTAAACCTGGTGGATACCCCCTTCTATGCCGATGGACCCAAGTCAGAGCCAATAGCCTACCGTGACCTTCTCGTGACACATTTAAAAGAAATGGGTTTTAAATTAGAATTGTGGGAGGGTCTCACAGGAAATCCAATTTCAGAACTGTATAGCAAATTTATCTTTGTATATAAGAGATGATCACATTCATTGTATTGATCCTCATAAACATTTGGATACTCTCCCAAACTCGGGAACCCCAGGAACTCGTGGAAGTCAAGGAGAAATATAGAGTCCTTCGTGAGCACATTTCCTCCACAGGTCACCCAAAGTATCAGATGCTCGTGCGTTGTGTACCACTCACCGGGTTCCACTCCATGAGTGAATCTGTTGGTTACAATACAAACAAGGGACAAGAAATTGCCTTGTGCCTTGACGGTAACCCAAATGAAATCTTCCATGTCCTCATCCACGAATTAGCCCATTGTACAGTTGATGAGTACTCACACTCCGAGCAGTTTTGGAATAATTACCTTGAACTTCGTGATATGTGCGTGGAGTTGGGTATCTATGAAAAGATACCCGAGAGAACCAAGTTTTGCGGACAACACATTCAGGATAAATAATCTTCTTCCTTCATATTAAATGAAGACTCCCCTCAGCGTCTTGCTGACAGTCATTGCGTATTATATAACGATATATGGAATTACTGTCATACCTCATATGACTAATAACTATTTCTTGAACTTGACAGTGATGACCCTCGTGGTTCCAAATATTTTGAGATACATCATTGGCAATGTACCAAGACTCGCAGTTGACAGACTTTTTATGATTTCA